TAAAAGCAAAGTATCAACAATACTAGCACGGGGAGTGAAATAGTTATATAGTTTGCTAAGACACGGGAGATCAAAACCAATAATGTTATGACCAACAAGCGTGTCAGCAACAAGTAATCTACCAATACCCTCAGAGATGGAATATTTGTTATTCTTTTCATCGTTGTATGTTTCTATTTGATCAGTTGTAGAGTCATATATAGCTAAGCAATGTACACGTGTTAAATCATGCAACAACCCATTTGTTTCTAGGTCGAAGACAATTGTCATTTCTTTTTCCACGTATAAGTTTTATCTACGAACTGAGCTTTTTTAATTGCCTCCTTGCTAGGTGGCTCTGGTTTATTCAGTTGTGTTTGTTCCTTGGCGTGTTTGTACCAAGGATGTTCGTATTCACTTTCTTCAAAAATCCGTGGTTTCGCTGGTCCCACGTAGAAAGGATGGTTCCGTAACATCATGCTCACTAAATCTGCTGTTGGATAAGTCATATTTCAAAGTGCAAGCTATACCTGTCTCGCCTGAATAACGGTTTTTAAGGACTCTAAGAGTCGTATCGCCTCCTCCCTCTGTGGATTGCTGGTCTCGTTCAAGTCCAATAACCGCATCTGAGATTTGAGATATACTATGAGATCCCCTAAGTTGTGAGAGAGACACGCGTCCTCCTTCTTCATGTGATTTTTTATCATTACTTGTACGTCTAAGGTGGCTGACTAAGAATAAAGTAATACCTGTACGTTCAACTAAACTTCTTAATTTAGTCATAGTTTGATCAATCATGCGTCGCTCATCTCCATCTAATCCACTCAATAAGATACTGAGGTGATCTAGGAATACAACACGACACTCCAATCCACTGGCAAGGTATTCGATCCGATTGTAAACCAAGTCCGGATCATAACTACCAAAGCCATCAAACATGTAGAGATTCCAATTATCAATGGTATTATGAAAATGCTCTTTGAGTTCTTCTTCACTATGTTCACCTATGTGTAGTGCTTTTCCTACAGCAGTAGACATAAGACCTAATGCTGTTTGTCTATTACTTGCTTCAAGATCCAAGAACCCAACTCGTTCCCCCTTGTTGAGGAGGTGAACTGCAATTTCACGAGTGATCGTGGATTTTCCTTGGCCAGTGCCACTAGTAAATGTGACAAGTGATCCGTACCTGATCCCTCGTAATTTCTTGTTAAGTCCTGCGTATGGGTAGTCATGGTCAGATTCTTTCTGGGGTGTAGTAACTTCTTTAAGTAATGTTTTTGCATCGACTATTCCATCAGGTTGGTAAGGCTTAGCATCCCATATTGCTTTTCTTATTGCTTCCGCATCATTCGCTTGCAGAGCTTCTGAAGCGTCTTTATAGGTGTCGAGCCTTGCAATTTTTGTCTTCCCTGGTGGTAGTACGCTTGCAGCATCTTCCGCTGCTTTTCTTCCAGCCTCATCTCCATCAAAGAAGAGAACAATTTCTTCATATCCTTGGAATAAATCGTATTGTTTTTGTATATCTTTCTTAGCTGATGCAGCCCCATGAGGGAGGCTTACATGTGGCCAGCCTGTCATCGCCTCGTAGCCAGAGGCAGCATCTAGCTCCCCTTCATAAACAATGATCCGTTTACCGCTACTAGGAAATAAATGCTGACCAAACAAAGTATCAGTTGATATCCCTTCATAATAGAAGTCTTTTTGTTTAGTTTTTACCTTAGCTCCCTGAAGTATTCCGTCGCCTGTGAAATAATGGAAGCGTAGAAGTTCTCCGTCTCGGAATATCTTGTATTTTTGATTAGTCTGTTCTGATATTCCTCTTCGCTGCAGCCGTACGGCAGATCCTTGGAGTTGTACATTGGTAGACATTTCGTGATTGTGATGATTTTCTCCATTCCCAGGAGTGCGGGTTTCGCATACAAAGCAATAGGTGTGACCATCCGAGTATTCGCTCTTAGCGTCGGATGATCCACAGTTCTCACATGCTGTATGTCTAACGAATTCGCTCTCTATATGAGCCATTCCATTGGTATGTTGTGCCAAGAGGTCCAAGGTATGTTATGTTTCTCGCACCACTTAGCGTATGTAGTCTTTGATTTCTTAGAGATAGTATTAAATGGTGCTTGAAAGACCATACGGATATCTAAGTCTGGGTTTTGTTCAGTAACCGCCTTGATCTTCCTGCGATCAGCTGAGTCCCAGTATCCTTTTGTTTCTAAATAAACTCCATTCGGTAGTAGGAAATCTGGTGAATAATGGTGTTGTATCTCATATGCAACCCTAGTAGGCTCATACTCATAATCAATACCTAATTCACATAGTAGATCAGATACCTTTTCCTCTAGTTTCGACCGAAACATTAGAAGTCATCGGTTTCAACTGAGCTAGGTGTTCCTACTGCCTCAACGTTAGGCTCACCAGCTTTAAATCCACTGGTCTTACCAAACAATTCAGCTACACCTACCTCGTCTAAGTCACCTGTATCGACCCCTGCACCGCCTTGAACGGTTACTACCTGCACTCCTGATAGTTTCAGAGAGGTGCCGTAAGAGATGCCGTCCCTGAGGAGATAAGGTTTCTGTATAAATCCCAATTTGACAGTACTTCCTGCATAGACAGGAGTATTAATATCATTAATTGGAGTACCTTCAGTGTCGACCACTGGCGGACGCTTGTCTTCTGACCATGAGAACTTAATGATGTACTTGCCATCGGATACTTCCTCCCAAGGTTCTGGTTTTAATGAGGATCTTTTAGGGTTCTTGAGCTTAGACTCAGCCCACTTAAGACACTCAACTCTTTCTTCTTCTAACTTATCAATCAAGTCTTTACCAACTAAAGCTCTTAAGCTATAACCGTATTGACTTGGCTTCAGTACTGCTTGATAACCCTCTAATGTTACAGGGTTTGCAGTGACGTGGATGTTTCTCATTAACAAAAAAAGTAAGTGGATTCAATTACTGACTCAGGTTTAAGGTCGCCAATAATCGGTGGTTCAGTTTCCGCACCTATCTGGTGAGCGAAATCTGTTAGGTAATCATGTTCTGCGAACAGGTACATGTATGTTTCTCTGACAATCTTGGATAGCTCAGTCATGTCGGTTGCTCTACATAAGACACTATCATGTATTAGAGCTATTGGATTATTAAATTTTAAAGATGCTAAACATAATAAACTAGCATCTAAAGAGTGTATTAGATTAGGGGCAGTAGCTGCCTTATGTCTAGCTTTATCTACTGTGTTACTATCTCCAGTAGCTACTCTCATATTACACTGACCTAATACTTGTAAGGTAATACGTTCAACTTCTTTCTTGAATAGTTTCTGAGAGACAACAAAGCCTGATGGTGTTACCCATTGAAGTTCAGTGACTCCACGTTTAATAGCTTTGCTAACCTCATCTTCTATCCACTTCATTACTCTCATAGGTCCAGGCACTATAATATTCATAGCATCTCTAACTGCTTTAACAGTTAACTTGAGATCTTCATTAGAGAATACAGTACCAGTTTGACCAGCAACTTCATACTTAAGCGATCTATCTAAGATGGTTGGTTTACCATTCTTATCTACCTTAGTCCACCTCAAACCTCTATCAATAAAAGCATCTAATATGTACTGCCTATTACTAAAGGGTTTAGCATTGTAAGGTATAGTCATTACAGTACGCTTAGTACATTTACGATCCCAATGAGGACGTAGGTTCTCAGGTATGTTTGGCTTAGATGTTTCAGCTATTACTTTATAAGCATCTTGTGGCTTATCTGATGGTAATACATTAACAAGTTGAGCTGTTGATTTGTCTTTAGCGAGACCTGCGAGTATCTGTAGACCACTACATGTAGCGTCTATAGCTACAGGTAGACCAGTGCTTACTCGATCTCTCTTTATTACACAGTGATAGAACTCATCACATGCGGCCAAGAATTGCCAAGGTTCCTCAGCTCCCTCCCAATCTGGAAGATTACTTATTGGATCTGTAGCAATTATTTCTATTAACCATTCATTCTCATAAGTCCAAGCTAGTCTCTCGTTAAGAGTGTCTTTATCTAAACCGTAAGTAGTTGCTACTTGAAACCTCAACCATCGCTCTGCCTCATCATCCATGAAGGATTCATTAGCAAATCTTATAAGACTCTTTCCAAAGTCTGTATCTTGTGGTGTTAAGAATGCTGGTATAGGGTAGACCCTACCTCGGTAATCAAAAGACCATGGAATATAGAACTTCTCTTTATTCTTAAAGCGTTCTACTGTTTCCATTGTCATCCTTGTACGACAAGACTTCTTAAACTCTTGAGCTTGTTTATTCAATACCTCAGCTGCATCTCTTCTGTATTGCTTCCTAGTAATTTCATTCTCAGCTATGTCAACAGGTTTATTAGGTAGTTCATGATGACATATTGGTTGGAATTTACCAACACTTGAACCCTTTCTCTGAAGTATCTCAGCTACCTTCACAGTGAAAGGGTTAAGGGTATAAGCAACCTTTTGTATTTTGTTAAGGAACTCAAAAGGTTTTTCTCCCTGTATACATGACGACTCGCTCCGACGTACCATATCATGACCGCGCATAATCTCGTTAAGCAAGTAACCGCCAGACTTTTCATGGGTCCAGTCATTCGGTTCGATCAGCATAGGCCAAGCCAATGGGCTGAATAACTCAGCATTATACATGACTTGATCTTTGATAGCCATGAACTCAGGTGTGGGTATGACATAGCTATTCTTCTTACGTCCTTTATAAATGATTTCTTTATCAAACCATTTACTTGTTTCAATTATACAACTCAACAACCAACCACCTAGCTTAACCCTATTGCCACGACCCCAAGAATCCCATTGCTGTATCTCGTAACGATTCATAAGTGTTTGTATCACTACAACCTTTTGATCAGTACCAATAGACTTATGCCAGTAATTCTTCTTAAGTGTATTCAATAAGCCAGGTGCATGATGTTCATAGTGTCGCATTTGACACTCATTTTCTACACCCTTACCAATTGAATCACATATATTTATTATCTGATTACTCTCATCCTTGGTACTAAATACATTATCTATTGTTATCTTACAAGCTATAGCAGCAGCTGCAAGAGGTTCAATATCAGATAGATATTGTTTGATCTCCTTAAATGATTGACCAGTATGACCCTCATGTATCCTATTATTTGTTTCCTTAATTCTTTCAACAACTAATGGTAGTAAGGCATCAATAGTTGTAATACCATAGATAGATGCTGAAGCATAAGACTTTTCTTCTAAGTTCTTAGTGTTGTCCTTAAGTCTCTTAAGACCTTGAGCAATAGCATCACGTTCATGATTAAGTTGCTCATCTATTTGAGCAGGTGTTGGCATTAGGTTACATCATCAATGAGTTGTTCATTCATAAGTTTAATTAACTCATCCTTATGTGGATGGTTGTTGACATCACGTATAAGCTCAGCTAAACGGATGTCCTTGGTGCGTTTGTTTGTCATTGTTTTGGGGGAGGTGTTAATTTATGTATGGCATTATGATCGCATACTACGAACTCATGTGTACCAAATAGTTTCTTAATGCGATTCTCAGCTGCACCCCTATACCTATACGTGTACTCTTTAACCTTCTTTGTCTTGAGGTTAGTTGCTCTGATGATACATTCATGTGAGCTAGGTAACATCCAATTAGCTATGTGAAATTCATAGAATTGATCGTATGGTATTTGTGGAAAATACTCTGATTCAGTCTCATTAACTGCTAACCAATTGTTAGCGAAGATCTTTTTATTCTTCATACTGGAGTTACGTTCTTGAGTTCTCTGTCCATTAAACCTACTAATGATTCGGCACGGTATGCCGCTTCTATATCATCAGCAGCTTCAATGATATACTCCTCATCATTAGTAGTGAGGACTACATATTCGTGTAGCATTAGTAATACTTAGTGAGTGAGTTTCTTAATTAGCTGTTTAGTTCTGGCCTTAGCTTGCCGTATCTTTTGAGGCTTACGCCTACCTTTTTTCTTACGCTTTGTGTCCGCGTCCTTGAATTTTAATATAATATTCATCTAGTAGTTTACCCTTCAGATTGCTAACGTCCTTGCATGTCATAGTGCACGAGCTTGGACGCAGATTCTCATGGTTAAATCTACCGATGAGATGTATAAGTTCTGCACTATTTAAATTCAATTAGCCTCCTTGATAATGTGTGTGTAAGGGAGCAAGGGTCTTCCCACGTATACGGCCAACAGGCCTAGTGTCCTTGCTGAGTCCCTCATCCAACCCTCGAAAGGGCTGGAGGAGAGAGTCTACTTAGTGGAAGTAGCCTTCTTCCTTGGTGTGACTTCTTTCTCAAGTGATTTCTTTACAATCTCTTGAGCA